AGCAGATGATATTGGCAGTAGACTCAGTGTCATCAATGTACTCACCACCCTTCAGATCATTCTGCACAGGAACTATCTCAATGTACTTATGCTCTGTGGTACCGGATGCAGTAGGTACCAGCTCCTTTAGAGCCATGATAGCCTTGTTAGCATTATTCTGACCTGCCAGGAACTCATTGAACTTCTGCTTCTCCTGGTTTACGCGCTCCTGGTAAGCAGTACGGTCATTCATGTCAATACCCTCCTGCTTGCAGATATTCTCAAAGTACTTAGGTGATATGTAGATGATATACTTCACGCCCAGCTGATTCTTCAGGATAGCCTTCTTAAGTTCCGGTACCATCACGCTGTGATCATACCATCCTGAGCTGAAGATAGAGTACCATTCCGGACGGCTGTAGTACGGCTTACCGGGAGACGGCATATAGACGCCGTATACCATCCGCTCCCTGGCAGCAGAGAAGATCTCCAGATCCTCTATAGCACGGAACTCATCTATCACACGGCTGCAGATGATATCATCCTTACCTGGAGTCTTATCCCAGTCTGCGCAGTAGTAGTGATAGTTGATGCTGCCGTGACGGTCCATCATACCCCAGCGGCTGAATACAGCCTCCCTGTGGCGTATGGTCTCAATCTTATGCTGCTTAGTACGGCTAGGACGCAGCTCCACAAAAGCATTATAGAAATAGTTCATGTCTGTGAGCTGCTGCATGAGGAACAGAGGTATGTCATTGGCCTCAAACCAGTCAAACTCCTCGCCCTCATCCACAGGGATAGTAACCATCTGCCCCTTGGCGTCATACATGCGCTGGCCCTTTTCATCACGTACAGCCTTAACCAGACGCGGCCCCAGGCCATAGCACACGTTACTGTTGAAATGCAGATTCGCAGACAGCACATCATTCTTGGCAGCCTTGGCCAGCAGATGATTGGGCAGCAGATTATCTTCTCCCCATGGTGCAATCTTATACGTACCGATCTTGATGGGATTGATGTCATAGTCCAGCTTGAAATCACTCCGGCTATCAATGGCCAGAACAGCCTTGATCTCCGGGAACAGGTTGACATCCTCAACAATCTCAATTCCTTGATGTAGACTCATATTATTACCTCCTCTCCGTTAAACTCTATTACTGTGTACCGGTTCACCGTCCGGATCTCCTTACTGGGCAGCAGCATGATATTGAAGGTCTGCCCCTTTCCATGGAACGAAGTAAGGCGGCAGTGATCCACGCGGACCAGCTCACCATCCTCAGCCACCCATACTATGGAGAACTCCTTAAGGTGCTCTACCAGCGTAGTTATTTTACTCTGTGATATCATATATGGCTCCCTTTTGATGAACAAAAATACCCTTGAGATAGTCCTTAATGTAGGACAGCGAGCAGGCACAAACCTTACTGCGTTAATTTTTTCTGCATAAAAATGTTAAATGCTTCATTTTGACGCCGGAAGCACGCAAAAAACGAAGCTGACTCCACGCCCTGCCCTGTCTGGGGAGGCGCAATTGCACGCAGTTGCAGCAAATATGCCCACACTGACTCAGAACGCACCGCCCAGTGGTGCATTCATCACATAAGGATACAGAACATTACCCAGGTATAGGGTATCAAAGGCGTCAGAGCCGTCAGTACGGTGCTCCAGCAAATCATCCTCACTCTCTGCCAGCTTCTCTCCAGACTTATATTTGTGGAAGCCACGGCTGTCTATGATGACCTCTGCCATGTGTATGGCTATGAGCAGCGCTTCATTATTCTCCCGGTTGAACATTGGGAGCAGGTGTTTGGCACCCTTGAAGCCGTCATTCAGGATGGTGTATTTCTCTGCATGGCGCATAGGTTTACCTATGAACTTCTGCTCCACATGCCAGCCGTTCTTATTGAACTGCTCCACTATCACAGAGCGGAAGTCATCATTACTCACAGCATAGTTACTGCCCAGTGCTGTGGAGTCATAGTAGAACACCACGGTCTTGAGGATGTGTGCCCGGTAGTAATGGCAGAAGTCATCCACCAGCTCACGCAGCTTACGCTCATACTTGACAAAGAAACTCTTTATCACCTTGAGCGTGCTGCCGTCACGCTGGCCGGCCACCAGCCAGTTGATATTGGCGTTATAGTCAAACGCTATTGATATGGGAGCCTTCAGATCCACATCACCATCAGTCAGGCATCCATAGTCCTTGGTAGTGAAATCATAGCCGTCATTCTCCAGCGGCTGGTTGTTATTCGAGATGTATGTATGCAGATGATCCCGGAAGTTAGGATAAAAGCCATCCTTGATCTTCTCTATGCGCTTGCTCAGGATAGAGGTCTGAAATACCAGAGGAGGCAGGTCACGCTTCATCTGCCGGATATAGTTGAGACCTACTACATCCACGTTCTCGAAGGTAGACCACTCCCGGTAAAGAACAGCATGGCGGCGCAGCTCACAGATCAGCTTATCTATCTCATTCATCTGCTCCGCCTTCTTATCACTGTCTGGCTGCAGGCCCAGGTTCCAGCGTTCTGCCAGCAGCGCCTTGATGGTATCTACTATCTCCGGAGTGGCCTTCTCCCTGTAGTTAAGCAGCCAGTTTGCCGACTTCAGAACAGGCATATCACTGACAAAAAGCATACCATGGTGCCATGGGCACTCTGAGAAGTAACGCCTGGTACCGCCGTTAGCCGGGAAGGTCTCATCCTTGAGCTTATCAAAGTTCAGGCCCTTGGCCTCATCACCTATGATCCAGTCAAAGGTGGCTGAGTTGGATGACATCTTCACATCCTGGCTAACTATCAGCATCTGGGCACCATTGTAGAATGATACCACATCATCAAAGTTGTTCAGAGGAATGATCGGTTTCTTATAACCCAGCTTCTGAGGAGGCCGCTTGCCGATGACATAATGCACGTCACGGATCCATCCAAACTCCTGCAGGCCGGAGAGAGCTGCAGGCAGTGTGCGAGTATGAGCCTGTTTATAGCTACTGGCCACGAAGCATCCGGTGGATCCAGGCATGAACATGACATTACGCATGATACGCTGTGACACTATGCCGAATGATTTACCAAAACGGCGGCCACAGATATCAATCTCCGTATGGGCACCGATGGCCAGCGCTTCCTGCTGGGCACGGTTCAGGTATTTCTTAATCGGTTCCATCAGCGTCCACCTCCTCAGCGTATTCCTTGAGCAGTTTCTGGGCCTTGGCCCTGGCGTTAGGCTCCGGCTGGATGCCGATGACTGACGGATCCACTGTGAATGAGTAATCCTTCGGCACGATATCCTCAAACGGATAATCCTCACCCTCAGCCACATCCAGCTGGTTAGCTTTCACTATGCCATCAGCTATCTTGGTAAGCGCCTTAGCCTTAGAATCATTACCGGCAATAGCAGCAGCTGCTGCCAGCTCATATAGATAGTTACTCCGATAACGCATGAACTCCTTATTCGCCTTAGGAGCGTTACCCAGCAGGATCTTAACCAGGTACAGATCCCGGTATGCCTGCATCTTATTCTGATGATGAGTGGCCATGATGTAATCACGCACTCTCAGATCCGTCAGCATAGGGTGCTCCAGGCAATAAGCATAGATATCCTTGATACGATGCAGATGTTCCTGGTCACGTTCACACAGCTCCGCCTGCTTGGACTCATCCTCCAGAGCGGCAGCCAGCATGTCTACCTTATCCTCTGATAACCGTTTATTCTTAGCCATGTAATCCCAGCTCCTCCTCCTGTTGTTTTATTGATTTACTCTCCAGAATCCGGATGGCCCAGGCATTACCACCTTCAGCCAGTTTCTGCAGCTTCTCTCTATAGAGACGTTCTGCTTCCAGCTTACCCTTGGTATATACCCTGGCCAGCTCATCCTCCGGATCATTGACTCTCCTACGGAACTCCTCTACCGGTATATCCACCATCAGAGCAATCTCTGACAGTGTGAATCTCAGACCGGCATTCTTCTGTATCTCTGCTAACTGCGTCTCAGACAGTGGAGTTTTTGTAACATTCATGGGAACAAAAATACCCAGGATAACCTGGGTACTTGGGACATACGTCCATGGTGAAGCGCAAAAAGAGTATTTATATCAGATCATATTGCTTCAAAAGTGAGAGGATCTTATCTCCCAGAACTTCTCCGGCATCTATCAGAGCCTTGGCGCGAACACGCACAGTGTCACGCTGCAGAGCACTCATGCCGTCACCCTTCTTAAGAGTCTTAGTGATGTATGAGCGGTATGTACTGGCATTAAAACCCTTGTCACTGTTAGCCTTCTCTTGTTCCAGGAGCCACGCATCAATCTGCTTCCATCCCTCCTCTATTTTGTTCTGGCTGATGAGCAGGCGTTCACGGAATGAGGCCCTGTCTGCATCAGTCTTAGCCATCTTCAGCTTCTCATGATAGCCACGGCGCAGCTTATACTCCTCAGTGATCTGATCATAGATCTTCTGCATCTCAGGACTCAGATCCGCACGCCTGGTACGGCGCTCATCAAAGGTCTTGAAGGTGATCTGCGGCCCTGGGCCTGTTACTCTCTGGCCGATAGCTGATACCGGAGTATTATAGCGAGCGGCCAGTATTGCAGCCTGAGGATTAACCTGGAGGTTAAGTTTCTCCAGCTTTTGCAGCTCAAATAGGAGGCGAGCCATGTCCTTCTTGCGTCCTATCCAGCTCATCAGTGACTGGTTGCGAGAATAACGACAAAACAAGCTGAATCCGGTCTCAAAGTCCGGATTCGGCTTGCTCAGGTATTCTCTGATCTCCTCGTTCATCAGTTGGAAGGAGTGAATGTATCAGTGGCGCAGTCCAGTGAGCCGTCAGCCATGGCGATTACACCCTCATAGATAGGCAACGGAGTTACATCCGGAGCTGTGATCTCTATGGTGCATCCCTTAGCAGATCCGGCAGCATCACCGGTATCACCGGCAGGCTGCGTTACTGTACGGTAGTCCTTGGAGCCGATGACATGGTATCGGCCTGCAGACTTGGTGATATATACAAAGTCACCGTTCAAGGCGGCCTTGCTGAAGCCGAGAGCTGCAGCGGTCAGATCAGGATGGCTGATGGTCAGCTTATTGTTGACCATCATGCAGTCTGTCTCACCTATTGGCTCGAATGTAGCCTTACCCTTACCCTGTGTAGAGTAGATCTTATCCCAAACCTTTCCAGGGGCCAGGGTGAAATCACCCACCATCTTGGAGAGGCTTTCCCCATCACCGCTACCGGCGTTAGGATCATCATTCACTGTAGGCCAGCTGGTGATATCCTTCTTTGCCACGCGGTAAACGGTAACACCAATCCCAGAAGGATTGATGCCACCGACATTGAAATCTAGATTACCGAGATTCATAACTTACCGTGTTAATTAGTTACCAGCACCGCTACCACTACCACTGCCAGAGCCACCGGGCATCTGAGCGATCATGAGGAAGCGAGGATCAATGCTCTCAAACTGAACACCCCAGTACAGGCACATAAAGAACTGAACTGCCTTAGGATTGTCACACTCACGGATCTTGGCACGCTCCTGATCACTCATCTGATCACAACCTACCAGCATGTTATTGGTGGTGGAGAAGATGATGTAATTAGAACCCTTCAGTCCGGGAAGAGCAACCAGCTCTACGCTCTCATCAAAGTGGAGCAGGTTCTTATTATAAGCAGTATTGTATGCTACGGCACCCAGAGTAGCGAGGCACCACTTAGCGTATGCTGACTTGACAGCCTGGCTTACATACATCCTCTTATTATCCTGATCCTTCAGCTCATCACTGGCTGCGTCATAGATCTGCTCAAGAACATCACCGGCATTGATCTCTGTGATAGCATTAACTTCTACCAGGTTACCCTTGCCGACAGCTATGTTACCAGCTGAGATCTCAGTGGCAGCAATAGTATTGAAGCCATTGAAGAGATCCATGGTGGTTGTGCCTGAGTTGTTACGTGCAGCCTTGAAGATAGCCTTACCCAGCTTGGATGATACAGTCTTAGCCATAGCCAGAGCCATGTCACGAACTATATCGGCCTCCTTACGCTCAGTCAGGCTGCTGAAGCTCTCACCGTATACGGTTGCAAAGAGCTGGTAAGGATCAAACTCCTCCACTACATCACCCAGGTAGGTGGTCAGTGTGCGAGCACCAAACTTACCAGTGTCAGTTGCGTTCTTACCGGTCTTGTAAGGACGTACCTCTGCACCGCTCTCATAAGTACCTACTGTCTCATCACCACGAACACCCCTGCGGACGGTCATGTGCTTGAGAGTCTTTTCCAATGCCACTACAGGCATGGCAATAATCTCCTTGCGGAATTTCGCTCCGGAGTTGACAAGAATTTCACTAAGTTCCATATCTCAATTGTTTTAAAGGTTATCTACTCAAGAACTCACGGCATACATTCACAGCCTCATCATAGGTCTGGGCAGGCTTAGCACCGCCTTCCTCATCAGCTGCTTCCGGGTTCTTATTCACCTGCAGGCCGTCACCGTCAGGCTCATGGTTGATGGCCTTAGCCAGAGCACCCTCCAGCTCAGTGATGCGTGCTGCATCAGTGTTGTGCTGAGCCTGAGCGTCAGTCACCTGCTGCTGCAGTGTGGTGATTGTGTTGTCTCTCTCTGTGAGCTGTGAGCGAAGCTGCTCCAGCTCTTCCGGCTGCTGTGCCGGAGCCGCCAGTGCAGCCTCAATCTCTGCCAGCTGTGAAGGCTGCAGAGTTACGGTGCCATCTTCGGCGGCAACCAATCCGGCCAGTGAAGCCAGAGCGGTCAATTTAGGATACTTTTCAGTCATATTACTCTCGTTTAATGAAGATTGTCTGTTATCCGCCATCTCCAGGATGGCATCTACAGCCTCAGCCATGCCGCCTATACCGTCTATGAGCGTTCCTATCACGTCCTTGGCAAAATAGGTACGGCCCTTCATCTGGTCATCAGCAGCTGCTGGCCTGTTAGCTTTCATATCATTGATGAAACGCTCACACAGAGGATCCAGGATATTCTCCCTGATCAGGCGAGTATCACCCTCCAGTGCAGCCTCATAGTCAGCGTTTTTCTCTGAACTCTGATCAGCGTAAATACGCATCTCCACATAGCCGTCAGCATCACGGCGCAGCTTAGGCCATCCTGATACGGTGATCATGGTACCTATGCAGCCTACCATGTCAGTCTCCTGGTGAGCCAGGATCTTACTGGTATATGATACCGCATACATGCAGGCCGATGCAGCCATGCCGTCCACCACTGTCACTATAGGCTTCTCCAGGGAACGGATGGCATCAGCCAGATCCGGAACAGAATCAGCTGCTCCACCTCCACTGTCAGCCATGATGATATGGCCTATTACGTCACTCTCCTTATCTGCTCTCCTCAGCTCATCAGCAATAGTCCTGGTGCCGTAGTTGAAGCAGGTATCCTCTCTGGTCATGGTTCCCTCCAGGTGAACCACAAACACAGACTTATTCCTGTTAGATCCGCTGAGCCTGGCCTTATTACCTGAGTAGAAGTCCTTCAGCTCAATCTTCTCTGACAGCTTACGCTCATCCTTATCCATCTCCAGCAGATTACCGGCTATGACGCCCTTCACGATGGGCATCATAACTGCGGCCTGCTGCGGATGGATCATCCATGGACCGCGCAGAGTCTTGGCAAATACACTTAGATTCATATTCAATCATTGATTGTGTGAGCAAAAATATACCACCGGCGAATGGTACTCGCGGACCTCTATATACATATATACAGGCCATGTGTTGACGTACACTCTATGGTGAAGTCAATCTCTGAAGATGATATGCCGCTCATCTCATTCTTCCAGGTGAACTTAGGAGGATAGGCCACGGATCCTACCAGGTAAACAGTGCCATCCACAGCTGTAACCCTGTATATGTGCCGGCGGCCCAGCAGTTTATTGCTTAATGTCATCTGGGCAGATTTATCAACACGTATGGCAGCTGAGAACTTCACCGTACTACGGTGACCTTTATCATCACTCAGCCAGTTCTCCACCAGCTGCACTGTCTGCTGTGTCTGCTTCAGTTCCGTCCATGTAGCTCCGGATCTGAGGAAGCTGTTTATCTTAACTTTGGATCCAGCCGGCATGAATGAATAATCCGACACATCCTCTATCTTCACGCATTCAATTTTTTTTATACCTAATTTAGACATCATTTTTTGGTTTAATGTTAATAAAATCAAGACATTACAGGGATTAAAAAAATATCGGAACACGGAATTTTTGATCCGTAGTCTGACGGAACCGGTACCATGCTTTGGTCAGAGCTGCTATCCTCTTGTTATCAATGGGCAGCTGGAAATCCACCAGGAAATCCGTGATGGTATCACTGATCTTACGGTCACTCACATTGAAGTTACCCAGCATATAAGCATAGAAGCTCACCTTCAGCTGACGCTCCAGGTACCGGCGGAAGTAGTAATGCCCCTGCTCTGTCATATAACATCTGAACATGGTATTCATATAGATGTGCTTCTCCTCCACTGTACTCCAGGTCTTGCTGCCCTTGCAGTCATAGAGATACACATGAATACACTCATCAGATTTGGCAATCATAGACATGTCAGTAGCGCTGGCCACCACCAGGTTACTCTTGACTAAACCCCAGAGGTCTGATGTACGGCCCAGCTGTACTGAGTCACTTCCCTCTGACTGTATAACCCATGCCCTGAGAAACGTGCCTACATTGACATCCAGAACCATTCCTTTCATAGTCCACACAAAATTACTTATTCATTATACTTGACTCTTTGACATATACCGGATAGCCGGCACGTATCTTATTCTTGAGAACATTGATATCCTGATCATCCACATAGAGAGTAGCATAGCCTTCACTCTCCACCCATTTATTAAGAACCAGCAGGCCATACCGGATCTCCTCAGGCTTACATAGGCGCATGCCTTCTGGCACATAATTATACCACCACAGCTGATGGCGTTCACCACCTATATTCTGATAACATAAAGGTCTGGCTATTTTCTCCATTTTTTTGGTGTTTTTGCCGTCAAGCGTAAAAAGTGCAAAAGTTTTGACGCTTTGACGCCGCTTTTTTAATCAGTTAATAATCAGTTCTTTATCCGCGTCAAAATGATTTGACGCCGTTTGACACCCTATTTTCGCTAAAAACCACCTAACTCTCTGATACTGAGTGGCGTCAGTTTGTTTTGGAACAAAATCCCTCTCATAAGCCTTCTGCGTCAGTCACTTTCCATTGACGCGGTTTTGACGCCGAGTTTTGACGCCGTTTAACTACTTTATTATCAATCCTTTATAATAGATTACTCTCTATTGGCGTCAAAAAGTCAAAGAAAAGTGAGTTATTTTTTTAGCAAAAGTGTTACCCCCCTCAGACACCCCCCAGAGGCCGATTTTCTAAAATGGAGGTTTTTCTTCATCTATCACAGTTTCCCGGTTTACTAGTTTTGACGCCGGAGCATCCGGAACGGTGCCCTTCGTATCTATGTAAAAGAAGTAACTCTCCTTACCATCAACCTTACGGCGGATGTCATTTCGGCTACGCTCTGTCTCACTGGTAAGCATGGACTGAGGATTGAACTTCCACTCCTTATAGCTGCAGTAGAGAATGAGCTTCTGCTTGAAGGTTCTGGCCTTCATCATCTGAGCGAACTTAGGATTCAGAGTCTGCTTGTAAGCATCAAACGCCTCATCCTTATTGACCAGGCAGTTCAGACGCTCCTCAGTGAAGTAGTCATCTGCCCAGAACAGGAACTCATCCGTCAGGTTACGCTGCATGATACGCTTCTCAATCTCCTTCATCGGCGGCTGGATCCGGACGTTAATTCTCTTCCATACGGTCATGCAGTTCATAAGGAAGTTGATGAAGCTGTTCATCTCCTTATCATCATAGTCAGAGATCAGGTTCTTACCAAACTCACTGAGCGGACTCCTCTCCTTCATACCTTTCTGTACGTCATCAGCATGATAGTAGTCACTGAACGCACAGAACCAGGTACGTCTCCTGAGCGAAGCATCAAAACCCTGGACCGCATGATTACTGGTGAATATCACCTTCGGACTGTCCTTGAAGTCAATAGTGAAAGCAGCTCTGTTCTTTGGGTTGACTACCATCTTACCGGTGATCATAGGCATGAACTTATGCAGATCTATCTGACGGTTCAGATCATCTATGAAGATGTAATCCGTCACACCAGGTATGACACCCTGCAGCATAAACTGACCATGACTCTGATCCAGGCCCTGGCCATCAATGAAGAGCTGGGAACGCAGCACCTCCATGGACGATGCAAACAGAGACTTACCGGTACCACCCAGATGGGTACCTTCATCACTCTGCTCCGTCTCCATGCAGAAAATAGCATACGGCTGGCCGGCGTTCTTATGTTTGGTAAGCAGATATCCCAGAGCCATGACCTTGTTTATGAAGTGCAGATCCTGCTCTGCCATCTCCTCCTGGCTCAGCTGGATGCCCAGCTCTTCCTTACGCCAGTAGGTACGTCCGGTGTTATACAGGTACTGCATGAAACTCAGGTCTCTGCGCTTGATAATCAGCCGATATTTCCCACTGTTGTTCAGAGCGTCAATTTCTTTTTGCGTAGCTATGTACTCTGGGGTACGGGGTTGACAGGCACGGAGGCGAGCCATAAGAGCCTTCATCTCATCAGAGTAGTCTATATCAAAGAACGGCTCCTCTACGGTAAGGTCATGCTGCAGGATCTTATCACTATACACCATACATGGGCAGTCCTCAGCCTTCATCTTACTGATACCCTTATCCGTCACGCAGAATATACCATTCCGGAAAAACAGCATATCCTTCTTGACATCCCAGTTCTTGAAATCCGGATGCACCATCTGCAGGTGACTCAGTGACTTCGGATCCATCTGGGCAGACCGGTACAGACAGTTGGCCAGCTGCTGGCTCCAGTACTTAGGATGAGTCTTAAGATACTCCATCAGATGGCTTGCACACATGCTGCCTATGGCCGTCTCATCATAGAGCGTCACCACGTTATCCTGGATATGGCAGTAGGCATAACCCTTCTTCTCTGACATGGAGGATATCTTATAGAATCCGGCTGCAGACAGGAACGCATACAGCTGCTCGTTATTCACGTCATACTGCCATCCTTGCCTGGTCTCCTTCCTGGTCCAGAACATGAGGCTGCCGGAGAGTTTAACCAGGTCTGCAAACAGGCTCCTGGGATTGGGATTCTCCGGACGGCGGAAGTGAACAAAGAAATCCTTCGCATCCTTGCACGGCTTACCTTTGCGGTCATTGAAACGCTTCAGCTCTGCCGGCAGCTGGATGATCCGGATATCCAGGTACCTGAGCGCAATACGGTACATATTGGCCAGGCCGGTCTCATCAATGTCATACAGTATATACAGCTTATCGGCGATATGCTCCATGTTGGCGTGCTCAAACTCACTCAGATCTGCAGTCTCAGAATTGAGCCAGCATACATGATAGTCCATGTTTGCGCCACGCACATTGAGAGCATCAGAAGGCCCTGAGCAGATTATCAGATGCTTGAACTTGGCCGGCACCTCTACGCCCTCCTCTTCAGGATCTGCAGGCTTCTCATCCGGAGATCCCGGATAGATGCCGTTCTTAGCACGCTCATACGCATTCATGAATGCGTTATCACCGAATACAAAGTTCTCCGGCTTCTGGCCTACATAGAGGAATCTGATATCACCCAGAGGCTGGTATATCTTACCCCATGTACCGTAGTTGTAGTAGAAGATAGGGTAATTCTCCGTGCTGGAGACCTTATAGCTCTTACCCTTCTGGTTCTTAGCTGTGATATAGGAGTCCAACGGCTCCAGGTGCAGATCCTTGCACAGCTCCGGAGTGATCTTATATCCCAGGATATCCAGCTCCGCCTGGCTGAACTCACCAGACTGCCTGTGCTGCACCGATATCATATCCTGTGCCTTCACCTCCTCCATCTTAGGCTGAGGCTTGGTGCTTACCACCTTCTCACCGCAGAGATGCGGCGCGAACTTAGCTGCTATCCAGTCTATGGCCTGAGCAAAACTCAGATGCTGCTCACGCTGTACCAGCTGTATGGCCGTGTATGCCTTGTTATCAGAGCCACCCTTATCCTGCAGGAACCACACACCATCCTTCTCAAAAACAGTGGCCGATGGGTTACGGTCATCCTCCCGGATCTTGAAGTTCTTGCCGCGGCCACCAAAACATGCCGATGCCTGAGGATAGTAATGCACGATGACCGTCTTACCTCCTTCAGTGGCCAGAAAAATATCATCCTTCTTAATCATAGCATGCAATCTTCATAGTGACGCTCCAGGATCTCCTCCAGCTCACGGCACCAGCCGGCCACGCTGTTGGTGATCCATATCTTACTCTTAAGTGCATCAGGCACCTTCAGCATATCATCCTTGCTCCATACGCCCAGGCGATAACGATCCTGGCCACCCAGCATCTCCGGGATACGTTTGGAACAGAACTGGTTGAAGTAGATATTCTCAAACACATAACTCTCCTGACGCATGTCATACAGTGCGTATATCATCAGCAGCTTATCCCAGTCATACCACTGAGGCAGATGAGTGGTGAAGTTCACGCACGGCATGGACTCACGGTCCAGCAGCACCCTGGTCTTGGCCATGTCACGCTTCCATCCGTTAGCGGACACCGGATCACCGGTGAACTCCGGAGCATGAGCCTTCAGAACCTGCACGTCAGCCAGGTCAAAATCATTCACTGCATAGCAGTCATCAGCTGTGAAAATGAAACCTCTGGTCTGCTGGCCATAACGCTGGTACACATCCATGAAACATTCCACATAGTCCAGATGCTGACGGTAACTGCCAGGCTTGCTTTCCACACGCTGACGCTCTATCAGTATCACATTCTCACTATCACCGTAACGCTGATGAGGCAAACCCTCACCCACCAGTACTATCTTGTAGTTGGAGTGACAGAAATGACTGAACCAGCCGGTGATGGCCAGCTCCAGCTCATGGCCCTGCGCTCCAGCTCCATAGTACGGAATTACTACTAAACAGAGATCATCCTTCATGGCTGTGGGAATAATTCGGAGAGCGGAATAGAATTACCTGTCACCTTGTGGATGGTGGTCTGTATCAGCTTCTGGTACAGATGCTGAGGCTTACGCTCTCCACGCATCCACATATACACTGTTGACGGAGCAACCTTGCCCTGTGTCATGATACGCGCCACCATGTCCTTACGGTCATCATCTGACGCGCCTTCCCAAACTTTTATAACTGTTCTCATATCATTTAGTGATTATTATTTCTGCATCATCAGCACCCATCTGTGCTCTCTCCAGCAGGAATGACACTCTATCCTGCAGATCCTCCATCGAATGCCCTGATAAATTGATTACCTCAGTCCTATCCCGGCTCACTGGCATGAGCTTGAATCCCAGTGTTCTTACTCCTATCTGTAAGAGGAGATCCATGGCACGCTTCTGTGCCTCCTGTCCTTTAATGAGTATCCTGGCCATAGTACCTGTAGTTATCCGGTACCAGCAGTACCATGCGCCCCTTATGCTTCACATGAACGGCCACACCATCCATCTCAGCCATCAGAGCCTCACGGTCATCTGCCGGCAGCCGGTGTAAAACTCCGTTAATCCTCTTTCTTCTCATCTTCCGGTACCGGCAAATAGAACAGAGCCTCCGCCCAGAGGTCGCGGAACTGCTCAGCGCTGTAGATGGCCAGCTCGTTAGTCTTATATGCAAGGCGAGAGCCGACAGTCGCATCCGAGTACGAGAAGGCGCTAGCCGAGTGCAGGAAAGCGAGACCGCAGCGCGCACCGTCACTCGCATCACCGCCCAAAAGAACCAGGATATTCTTATCCTTCTCCTCCTGGCTCATCTTAGCTATCTCCTGCTGATCATAGAAGTAACCCCATACGTAGTAGCACCAGGTCTCACCGTCCTGAGGATGACGCCATCCGCAGTTAAGCGCCATGGTGATCACCTCCAGCTTATGCTGTGCCTGCAGGTGCTTAGGCATCTTACTGAGTACGCTCAGAGGCAGGTCATCACCCACCATCTTCACTGCATCCTCATAACTCTGAACCAGTTCAGTGATGTGCTCCTCTATGAAACCCGGCTCCATCAGCTTGAACAGTAACTCTCTCTCTTCCTGGCTGCCATTCCTGTAGGCGTTCAGGATCTTTTTCTCATCTATCATATTGGTAAGTATAAAAAGTGAATTAAATTCATTTATATTCCTTTGCTCTCACTGTCTGCAGGCCGCTGACCTTATACTGCACACTCTTATCATAGTTGCTGGCCAGCTGCTTCAGCTCCAGCTCATCCAGCCTGGGCAGATATGAATGACATGCCCAGATAGCGTCACCCTGACGGCCACCAAAATTCATGATCTTACGCCAGCGGCCACAGCCATCCTGATCAACAAACACTCCGGATACCACATATCCGTCATGAGTATTCTCCACCTGCAGCAGCATATCACTTCAGCTTTACTTCATTCAGATACATTCTCATTCCTGCAGCTGGCAGATTCGGACCTTTAGGAAAAGCCTCCGCTACAGATGAAATCCTTACACGGAACGCCCTGGTAGCTTTCACCAGGCGGAATATCTCCTCACACATCAGAGGAGCCTTCACAAACAGCAGATTCTTGCTCTTATCAGTGGCCACCTTCATGGCGTTCTGACCGCCACGCACCAGGAACAGCACCATGGGATCATCCGTATCCTGCACGAATGTCACATCCTGCCCCACTCCTATCTTCAGAGCGTTACGTGTCTCTACCGGGAATACTACACGGTCCTTACGTATGCTGACCGTCAACTTCTTCTCTACCTTGGGAACACTGTTATCCTGATCCCACACCTTGAAATTCTTTGATACCATAACTGTATTTAATTGGTTTTAGTTAGTTACTTATACATCTTACCGTTCTCGAAGCAGAACACAGGTTTACCAGACATCACATGGATCTGCTCAGCCTGTTCCGTATCACTCTCCACGAACATCAGGAATCCAGGATTATTCCGGTATATCCTAGCCTTGTAAGCTGCTGCACACATATAGCGGTTACGTGCCTCACGGTCCGGAGCATCAAACATGATGAGACGGCCATAACGCACATCCTGGCTGCGCAGCCATGCCTCTGTGATCTCCCTGTACTTCTCCAGCCGGTATGTCACGAATGCGCCTATGGGATAGGTAGGAATAACCATGGGGATAGGATCCTTGATGTATCTCTCATAAGCCACCAGGTCACTGTCATCAGGAGGATTCTTGCAGAGCAGTCCATCCAGGTCCCACATGCACAGCTCATTCTTTCCATGGTGCAGGATATTCCACTCATAGAACCAATCCTCATCACCAGGAATGAAGTTATCTGTGAGATAGATATCCACCATGCTCTTGGCATGGGCACCCTCGGCAAACACCGTACCGTATATGATCTCATACTTATCCTTGACACGTTCCACCAGCGCCCTTACAGCATCCATGGAGAAACCCAGGTTCACCGTATCCTCCAGGATCAGCACCTTACCCTTCTTACCTTCACGGCAGTTCATACCTCTCACGCCTCCATATAAGGCATGGCCATCTATGAAAGCCTGAAGGTCAGTGCAGCGTTTATTCAGATACTCAGCCATCATCAGAGCTGCTATCATGCCGGAACGCGGCACACCTACAATCAGATCCACGTCAGATGGAATCTTCCACAGGTTGGTCCGGATCACGCCGGCCAGATCATCATAAGAAGCGTAATTCATACATCCATCTTATTAAGGTAATCTATGACTCCGTAAGCCTGAGCCAGTGCTATGGCCACTGCCAGGTTCACCAGAACAAACACCAGCACACCTACCTTCTCACTCTCCGCTGTCAGCAGAGTCAGGATCAGTGCCATACCCAGATAAATAGCGATAGCCTTTTTCATAACTTCAGAACTTATAAGGATTACCATACTCAAAAGGCTTCTCTCCATCATTACATGGCTTGTTAGGATCCTCCACCTGCTTACGGTGCAGGCTGCAGTAGCCATAATCATAGAACTTACAACCGTAACAGGAGTCCGGTTTTGACAGAGACAGCAGGACGCCGCTCATCACAAACACTCCCAGCAGGAGAATCAATAAAAACACAGCAATTAAAATGCCCATAATGTTGTTAATTGAGTTAATAATTAGTACTTTTGCCGCTCCTTTGCATTTTCGTTTGTGTTTCGTTTGTGCATCGGTTGTGCAAATGTAAGTAATGTAAGTTACATTACAAACTTTTTGCTTACTTTTTTTCAAACTAATTTTCAAATGAGTGATTTAAAGGCATTTAGAAAGGCAAATAATCTGAAGCAAAATGAGCTTGCAGACTATCTGGGAGTATCCAGGGAATATCTATCCCTGGTGGAGACTGGAAAAAGTAAGCTATCTGCAGAAAAAGTAAGTATGATACTTACCAATACAAAAGGATGGGATACGTCTATGATCCTGGATCCTGCAGACAAAAAAGAAAAAGAGCCGGATATAGTGGCTGCTCTCCGGGAGACAATAACCGCCCAGAGAGAGACAATAGAGTATCAGAAGGAGATAATAGAGATGCTGAAACAAGGCAGGGGGGGGCATCTTACAAAAAGATGCTTCTTCTGCCTTTTCCCATACACAGAAGTGATTGAAGCATGATTAAAACTTTGAGAGATAGAGCTTTAACCCACCGTGTCACTGCGTCAAAATTGCGACAAAATAGGTCAAAAATGGGGGAGCGGCGTTTTGCTAATACGCTGATATAGGATGTTTTACAAGAAGAGAAAAAATACACGCGAATCCTTCCTCCGCAACGAATCGGACTCAACAGGCTTAGATATCAATGATTTAAGCCTCCGAAAAGCAGATTCACTGCGACAAAATTGTGACACGTTTCTTTCTGGTGACAGTGGCCGCCGGAAAGAAAAAAAAATGTCTTATCAAAATTCCGCGCACGCACGTATTAGGCAGTATTCTCTGCCGCAGCTCAGTACCGGTAAGGACTGGTACATAGTCTATAACGCTTATGATCCGGATGCAGGCCGTATGAGACGTAAGCGGATGAGAGTAACCCCAAAGATCAAGAAAACAAGTGAGCGCCGCCAGTACGCTCAGGATGTCATGCAGCGTCTCACTGAGCAGCTGCGCTCCGGATGGAATCCCTGGATCACATACCAGGCAGCTGAGGCATACACCTCCTGGACCGAAGCCTGCGACAATTACCGCAGCACACTGGGCCGCCTCAAGGCGGACGGATGTCTGAAGGAGAAAACCATCTACGGTTACCTGCGTATGCTGGATACCTTCAATGACTGGGCCTCAGATCAGCAGCTGCGCTACACCTTCCAGTTTGACCGCCGCCTGCTCAGCCGTTTCATTGACTGGATCTGGCTGGACCGCGGCCTGTCAATACGCACCAGGAATAACTACGTCACCTGGCTTAAGATCTTCAGCCGCTGGCTGCAGAGTAAGGAATATATAGAGGCTGATGCCGCCGATGGACTGCAGCTCTTCGGAGGCAAGGCCCAGAGCGGCAAGAACCGTACCATCATACCGGCAGAAGCCATGGAGCGCCTGCGCACCTACTGCCAGGATCAGAACACTCACTTCCTGCTGGCCTGCTACGTCCTGTACTACTGCCTCATCCGGCCAAATGAGATGAGCTACATACAGCTCAAACACATATCAGTGGAGAGAGGAACCATATACATACCGGACTACAGCGCAAAGAACGGCAAGGGTGCCACCGTCACACTGCCTGATCAGGTCATACGTCTCATGATCCAGCTCAGGATCTTCGAGCATCCGGACCATTACTACCTCTTCTCCGCCAGGTGCCGGCCTGGTAAGGAACGGCACACGGCCAAACAGTTCTCAGACTTCTGGGATCATCATATCCGGCGTGATCTCAAGTTCCCCATGGAGTGGAAGTTCTACTCTCTGAAGGATACCGGCATCACGGATCTCATCAAGGATAACACGGATCTGCTGTCAGTACGTAACCAGGCACGCCATCATAGCCTGCTTATGACCGATATCTACACACCGCATGACATAGAGGCCGCGAATGATGTGATTCGTCACCGCTCCGGACGTTTCTAGACAGGAAGAGCCAGCCTCACGGCCAGCTCACCCCCAGACGCAAGATATCAAAGGATCCGGCGTTTCTTTACTAACCAAATTAACGCATATAGCATTATGAAGATAAGAAAGACATCACCCAGTGCCATCTGTGCGTTCTGCCATCGCGTGAGCTTGGCAGGCACCTCCACAGGATATGGCACCGGATATGGTATGGAATCCTGCTTAACCTTAAGCAGAGAGTCTATCACGTTCTGCAGATATTCCTCATAACGGTAGTCACGCTCATAATGCCAGAACTCTTTAGTGATGATGGAATCTGTGTAGATATACACCACTGAGTCCTTTACATGGTACTCATGTGTCACGTTATGCTGCTGCTCATTCTGTGAGCTGCTGACGGTCTGATCCGTATGCGTCTCTACCGGAGGAGGCGCAGTGATGGTGCCGGTGCTACGGCATCCGGCTATCATCAGAGCAGCTGCTATCAGTATCCAGTTTCTCATATCATTACTTCTACTGGTTTATTGAATCCGTAAGCCGGTATGAAGCCAGCAGGCACAGCCGGCTTACAGCTGTTATGCTGGTACCAGGTCAGCCACCTGGAGTGAATAACCATCTCGCTTACCCACATCACACGCGCATGGTTGAACCATTTATTCAGGCTGAAGGATACCAGCACCTGATCCAGACGATCCAGCTCGCCCTGGCCGGCCACACGCAGCAGGCCGCAGTTAGTCTCATTCCACTCCTCCACCAGACGGCAGCGGCGCCGTATCATGAAGCCCATCTCATAGAGACCACGGTAAGCTGCTGTGTCATACCCCATGCGCATCATCATCTCACGGTGCCATCTGGCTCTGGCCACAGGATAGCTGCGGCGTGATACCCATACGCTGTACTCCGCATCTGCAGTGGCACGGTACGGATGGACCATCAGACTCAGATCATACCCTCCGTTACGGAAAGCTATGATGAGGTCATCCAGGTTCTGCCGTATGCCTATGCTGCCGTCTATGCTGATGATGATATCATCCTTCGTGTAACGCCACGGATGCCACCTGATATCTATCACCTTATTGAAGGCACTGCCCTGCAGCTGCTGGTCATAGACCACCTCCCAGGTATCACTCTTCAGATCCTCACGGTCAGTGATGCAGAGATACCTGGCATTAGGAGACTTCTCCTCTACCTCATGCAGCATCTCATAGTCACCTATGATGATGGTCATCACAGTGTATCTCTCAGACAGCATTACCTTTTGAATCATAGGTCCAGAATACTTCCGGAGACAGACCTTTATTCTCTCCCAGATCAATGTGAATATAGGTAGGTGCCACACCTATCCTGGTAGCTCCCAGTTCTATGGCCGCCTTGATGATCTTCCAGCGGTTAGCCGGTTTGGTGCATCTGATGTCAACGGCCAGGCCATAGGTATGGGCACCCTTGCCTGAGCGTCCTTTATCCAGGTCATACTGGCGTGACCGGAAGGCACAGATAAGCACTATAGGTATGCCGGCCTTACGGCGCAGATCATCCAGGAACTTCAGCATAGCCGGGTGCATGGCAGACATGGAGCAGGTAGGAACGCAGTTCAGGAACTCCTTCTCTACAAAGAACTCCGGCTTATAGACTGTATACATAGGACAGAACATGCCCTCCTTAAAAGAGCATACGCCCTTACCGCGGTAAGCACATACGGTGGTGCCGCAGCTGTTCTCAAGTTTGTTGATGTCAATCATATCGGTATGTATTTATTCCAGAAACTGTCATAAAAACCTAGATCCCACGGACGGTGACATCCCATGGGGAGCCTGCCGCCCATCATCCCAGTGTAGTAATCAGGTGCCCATTCCAGGCTGAAGCGCATGGCCACCTCCATGGGAGGCACGCGCAGCAGCATACGGCGCCTGAGGCAGAAAAACACATCCTCCGGATCATACTCCATACGTATAGGACCATGCTCACGGCAGACCTCTATATGCGCCTGGATCCGGCGCAGAGACAGGCCGCCGTTACCTATCAGCGGACGTTCCTTGCTGAATCCCCTGCAGCGTACTATGGGAGCACCTATGTAGTCACAGTCCAGAGCCATGAACTCATCCAGCTCATCACGGAACACCCATACGTCATGCTGGCACAGCAGCATGTAATCATAGGCGGCCAGCAGCTCATACAGTTCCGGACGGCAGCATAGGCGTGAATAACTCACCCGGCTCTCAAAGAAGGCTGCTGGAGCCTCTATCACACCCAGCTCAGGATAGGCGCTCAGATCCATCCCTTCAGGACAGAGATAGTACATCTCCCTGTGCGGATGGAACACCGCTATGGACTGCTCAATAGAGAGCAGATCCGTCCTGGACGGATGCAGCTTATAAACCGGTATGATGATACAGCACTTCACTCCTTCTCTTCCTCTTCGCTGTCATGTTTACGCAGGCCGCGCCGGTAAGAATAGTCCACACCTATCACAGCACCTGCAAAGGTCAGGATCTCACCGAAGGCTGTAAGAACTGTAGGATCAATGTAACCAGCCGGGTTGACGATGAATCCGGCAGTGATGAGCATACATCCGAAGATGCACATAAAAGTGGCAAGTCTCACTTGCCCTCTTGCACTTAATTTCATGTGTAATAACCGAAACATTATATCTACAGCAAAAATATCAGTACATAGACTCCATAAAAAGGACAAACCATCCAGCTCATGCCGGATGGTCTGCCAATCAAACTAAAACCTATTCCTCATCACGTTTCCTCAAATGAAAAATCCACTCATACAGCTTCTTGATAGCCGGTATGTCATATATACCGTTACTCACCAGACCTATACATACGCCCTGGATGAGCACGTATAACCAGGCAGGCTCCGCCATGGCCGGCAGCATGCCGATAGCATAAGCCAGGAAAGCCAGAGCTATGGCCACCACCCATGATATCACCTGTTTTACCCAGTTGGTAGTAATACCAAACAATTTGATCAGAGCAGCTGATGCTGCACTCGCTACCGCTACTATAGCGGCAAATAAAGTCCAATAATCTGTCATAACTATAATGATTAAAAAGGTTGTTATCCTATTCTGATGTATAATCCGGTGCTATTCTCCACTACCCACATAGGATCAGCGCCCATACCGCCATAGACTGCGCATGACACACAGGTCAGACGTACCAGCTGGCCACGCTGCAGACGGATCTCCGCTCTCAGTGAATCCGTATACATGGTATTCGTATCACTGATGAAGCACTTACCTCTCACCTGGATATAGAGAGTACCTATCTGAGTACCGGCAGTACCCCATAGGCGCCCCAGCACCACCTCCAGTCCGGTCCAGTCCTCAATAGCTGCAGGCACCTCCACTATGCAGGCAGACTGACTGCTTAACGGCATGAAGTTAAACATAATATGGGAGTCCTGTGGGAACTGACGGCTGCCGCTCGCACCTATGGTATATCCGCTGGTATCTACCAGCTCATGCTTGAACACGTTAAAGATGCCTCCGTCAAAAGAGCCAAAGGCACCCTTCAGCTCTCCGGTGAACTCACCTCTGGTGGCATGCACCTCACCTTCCAGGTATGCTCCGGTAGCACGCAGCACGCCGGCCTGCGATACACGGAACGGTGCATTATTCGGATTGACAGCTCCGGCCCAGATAGGGAAGTCTCCGCCACCCATACCGGCGGCCACCGTACTGCCGTCATTCTTCATCACCAGCAGCTGGTTGGTCTGAGCAAAATAGATCTGACCATAGGCTGCCATGATGAGAGGCGTATAGATAGGCTCCATGCTGTTCATCTGCTCCCAGTAGGTGGTGTTAGTGACCGCTATAGGAGAGGATGATGTGGTGGTATGTGTTTTCTTACACTTATAGGCAGTGAACGTGCCGGCACCGCTGGTGACGGTGACGATATCCAGGTACCTGGTCTCCGTCTCCAGATCCTCATCATTATGATAGGTGATACCGCCGGTACCGCCGTTATTCCATTCCCTGGTACGTAGTATCATACCGGTCTGACCGGTCTTATCGGTCTCGGCACGCTGCCAGCTGCTGGCCATCACGCCACGCTCCAGCTTAGGCATGCAGATCTCCACACCATCACAGCCGGCAGGCAGACGCCATAGAGCCCTCTGGTTGGATGTAGGCAGTGTGCTCTTAGTCTTGAATGAGAAGGTATGATATGACCATGCTGATGACAGCTGCCAGTTCACATTACCATCACTCGGACTGGATGGATAGCGTATACCATCTACCACCTGTATGGCGCTGGTATCAATCAGACCGGGATAGATATATGTCAGCAGAGGATTAGAGTATGATATCCTATACCACTCCAGCGTAGCAGTCTGTCCGGAGACAGGCGTATTACCACCACCCGGTTCCAGGAATACACATGCCACTACCTGGTACGTTCCATGAGACGGAACAGTGAAGGACACCTGAGCCTCTGTGGTAGATGTGCTGCGGATCGCACAGCTGGCCTGCCAGGACCAGTCTGAATTGAAGCAGAAGCAGCGCAGTGACTTGCCGGCATTGTATGCGGCACTATTGACGCAGCCACGTATAGTCATGGTGATAGTCTGGCCATACAGCAGATAGAGAGAGTGAGTGGCGAATCCATAGGCATTGGATGTGGTATTCACATCTATCTGCACAAAACGGCTCCTCGCCCAGAAGGACATGGTATACCACGTGCTGGCTTCCATCTTACTCCTTCCGTCAGCATAATGAATGACCTGACGGAAGAAGTCTATATACGAGTTCTGAGTAGGTGAAGCTATACATGACAGTGAAGCCTCCCCCTGCAGAGCATTACGTGTCACCAGCTTGTTATCAGCAAAAGTGGTGGTATCTGAAGGCTCATCCACAAAGTTGGTACCGGTCAGCAGGTTCTTTCCTGGACTGGTAGCATACGGCAGTATCTTGACTGTCTCTGTGGCTATCTCGGTGCCGGACATGAAGAGATGGAATACCACCTCCGTCCACCACATTCCTACGGTGATATTACCACCGGAATAGGAGATCTGTGATGATGTCACGCCAGCCTCCACATAATGATACTTCATGCTGCAGTCAGAGGCCACCACCGGTAAGGCGCTGCCGGTCTGCTTATACTTCTGGCAGCTTACGGTACTCTCTGACAGCGTGCCGTCAGAGTAACGCATGATCTGACGTGTGGATGGCAGGAGGAACCTGATCACGCCATCATCACCTGGATCACCCTTACCGCCCTTAACGGCACTGACATGATAGGTGGTGGTAGTGGAGTTATCATTATATGTAATGATAGTACGGTTCCACTGGTATGGCTTAGCAGTGGTAGGTGCCGCATCATGTGCCTCATCAGTCCATGTAGAGATATCTGAAGGATAAGATGATCCGGAAGGAGCCACGCTCTGTGATGAGATGGCATACGCCTCCACTATGGATGTGATACCCTTAGCGAAGTTACCTATACATACCGGTTCCGTCACATACTGGTTACCCTGGCTGTCACGGCTGATCTCAAAGTTCCACAGGTAAGGAGTGGACGCATTCAGCGTCACCGCGGCCCTGCTGGTTTTCCACTTGGTGGTATCTATGGATGGAGTCTCACCTGCAGCATAGGTCTCCGGCCACTTGGTATCCCAGGATCCTGAAGGATATTTATCAGGATATCCGGAGATCTGACTGTGATCAGCTGAGGCGAAGGCAGCATAATACTCCTGCAGGCCGGCATAGTAGGAACCCTGTCCTATCTGCACCACGCTGTAGGAGGTTGTCGTATCACCATCTGAATAGGTCACCACGGTCTTGGTATAGAGCCAGTATCCATCCGTCAAGCTGGATGGGAAGCTGCCCCAGTCTGATGCCGGGAAGTTCTCCGGAGACGTGTTTGTATTTGCCTTCTGGCAGTAGGTGGTGACACTGCTCACCACACCCTTACCGTCTATGCCCAGACGTGAGACAGAATAAGCATTTGTGACTGATCCGTCAGAATACTCTATATGTATCCACGTCCAGATGTACTTACCGTTAGTAGCTGACGGTACGCTGTCCTGCCAGCCGGAGTTAGGATGCACAGTGCCACTGTCTGCCACAGCATACTTGATAGTCTGTGCTATGACAGTAACACCGGTACCATCCTTAGGCCGGCGCCGTACTACGGTATGGCCTCTGGCTTCCGTCATTCTATGTACTGCAGTGCTGTGATGGCTACATCCTTGGCATGGGCACGCCAGCTCTGGTATGCAGCGTATTCCTCAGTATATTCCTCTCTCTTCTCCGGAGTGATACCGGAATCAGGATCCTGCGCCATGGCGTAGTTAGCCGTGAGAGCCTGTACCTGGTCTGCAGAGTAGTGGTCATTGACGATGGCACTCACCAGGTCTGCCTTAGTACGGCCCATAGCATCTACGTTCTCGCAGTCATACAGATCCTGAGGCTGTTCCACCTCCTCTCCTTCCGGAGCAGGAACTACATGCTGTGAGAAGTCAAAGAACAGACGTACCAGTTCACCCTCAATGATAACGAGCACACCGGAACCCGGCAGCTCTGATAGATTAACGATTGCTTTCATATTCAGATTATTTACTCGTCAAAGATATACATGTACTTACTGTCACCGTAGGACTTACGTTTTACCACCACATTCTCCACAGGGAAGATCTTGGTTCCATCCTTTTCCTTCTCACGTGCCTGATCCAGCACGTACTTGATGTTACCGCTGCTGGTGAGGAACTTGAACTCCTTGCCATCCGCATCACGGCACAGCACTGAGTAACGGTCCTTACGCTCAGCATCAATATCTATCCCAGGCTCAAAGTCCAGAACTGTGATAGGAACATTTACTATCTCCATGATTGCCTTGGACGGCACATTAAAGAAGCGCTTACCGTTCCGGTAGCCGCTTTCACCTTTTATACCCTTATCTGCGAAGCTCATATCATTATTAGTTATTGTGTTCCATAAATGGCGGCAGTTACCCCATTTGCACCATCCCCAGTAGCTGGCCAGCATCTGCCGGCGGCGCTCAGGGTTTTTGGTTTTCACTTTCCTTGCAAATTTCTTTTTTATGCTTTTTCTGAGCAGGACACGTTCTCGGCTAAACTGATATCCCAGGAAATCAATCCGCCTTCCTACCTCTACCCCTCTGTCTGCGTCTCTTTTTCTTGCCATGTTTTGCCAGATGTGCTATAGGAGCCACTATCATAGATGCCTTTACTACCAGGCCATACTGCTCAGACACACGTATGAACTCATTAAGCTGTGCCCAGGCTTCAGCCTTGGAGCGTGCCAGGCCCAGTGAGTCATCACAATACATCAGGAAGCACTTGCAGCGCAGGCGCTCCTTCATGTGATGTGCAATCGGACTGGCCGCGAAGCCGCCCAGAGGCTGGCTGGTGTACGCGCCGATGGTGATCCCTCTTTTTGCGTTTGTCATACTCTTTATTTAATGCAGCCTGGATCTCCGGGCCGGAGTCATAACTGAGGATGGTCATCTCCATGAGACGGATAAAACGCTCATCCTTGAACTTATGTCTCAAGGCGGCCAGCATCACGTCATGTGGGATGGACTGGTAGTATTTCTTGTAATCGGTTTTCCAGTACCAGGTATACTCCGGATAACGGCGCAGGAACATCTTCAGCCGTTTCACACCGTAGTGCAGGCCCTTACCAGGAATACATGCAAAAGTATCATCAATGAGATACCGGTAAATATCCTTACCTATCACTCTGATGATAGCATGATGCAGTATACGCCATGGATAATAGTTCTGCCTGGCTATCTCTCTGGTCTTGCCGCAGTCATTCTTCACCAGCATCATGGAATACTCCACTGGTGGAAAGTCCAGCTCCAGTATCATACGTCTCAGCTCCTGCAGATCCTGCTCTGCATGCTCATTATGCCGGCGGATATACCTGTTTTTGCGAGCCTTTCCGCACTGAGCGTCCAGATCCGCCCGGCGCAGGTTATCCATATCGGCAATCTGTTCAATAATATATCCTCTTCTTTTTGTCATAGTGCCATACTTTTTGTCTTATTCAGACCTGATAAATCATCCACTTGCATTGGATGACCGCCCGGAGCCTTCGAGAATTAACCTACCAGCACCGCTTGCCGCCCTGCAGCGGCCTTTCCGCGATCCGTGTTCTGACATCCCGGACGTTAATCCGGATACGATGCACTGCTAGGTGCATGGTCAAGGCTGAGGAAGTGTATCACAATTTTAATCCTTAGTATGGCGAGAGCCGATATTCGCATTCGAGTTCGAGAAGGCGTTATTCGAGTTCAGGTAAGCGAGACCGCAGTTCGCACCGTTATTCGCATTACCGCCCAAAAGAACCAGCTCTTACTTCCTCCTGCCTACCTCCGGCGGCCATATTACCGCCGGAGGATTTGTATCAGAAGATTCAATATGTCAAATTACGCTGTGGCCATGTCATGACCGTTAATAATCTCTATCTCACCATAATATGCAAGGCGAGAGCCGAAATACGCATACGAGTACGAGAAGGCGTCAGTCGAGATCAGGTAAGCGAGACCGCAGTACGCACCGCCACTCGCACTACCGCCCAAAAGAACCAGCTGGCCTGTGCTGTTACCCCAGAAGTAGTCACACCAGTATGATGTGCTGCCTCCACCGGAGAGGCTTGAAGGTATGAGATCAAAGAACTCACCCAGAGTCTCACGTGAGATATAACCTTCAGAGGTAGGTCTGGTAAGTTCACGGTAGTCTCCTGCAGGATGAGCAGCCAGCTCAGCTGCTGACGGCATACGGTTACCCTGATAGATGAATACCTCATTACCAGCCTGATCAGTATTACCGCTATTACCGCAGTAGATACCCTGGATCATCTGCCACATGAGAGCGTAAGGATCCTCAATACCCAGAACACTGACATGGCAGGCGTTCTGAACAGCTGTACCACCACTGGTAGTCCAGGACTTATCCACCTTACCGAAGCCGTCACCCAGAGACTTGGTTTCACCTACGGCCCATGATAACGGAGTCAGATAGTCTGATGAGTTGTTAGATCCGGTGATACCATTACCCAGCATAGCCTGGATATTGGGATTACCATACTCAGAGAGAGCCATCATCATCATCCAGCGCACATGATCATAATTGATCAGGCCCCACTTGGCACCGTTCACCTGAGCGGCGGTCCAGAACTGATTGATGGTCTTGTTACCGGTTGGTACCACACCTGAGCGTGATACCAGAGCGCTGCTCTGAACTGATCCCAGGTAAGCACCCAGTGTGATAGCTTCAATGTAATGGCCACCGATTGGCAGCATAGACATCCACAGTGTAGGGATATTGGTCACAGCGTCAATCTTAACCAGGTAATACAGACGCGGCGCATGTACCATGACATGACCGATAGACTCATCCAGTGTGGTACCATCAGCATAGACGCCGGAGTTAGACACAGACAGCTTGGCTGCCTTACCATTATTTTTTACCAGGTAACGTCCGGTCAGTGCCTTGTACTGTGCCCACATATCCAGGTTACCTACGCGGCCCCAGGCCGGTGATGACTGTGTAGCCTGTTTGAGAGGAACACCCCAGGCTACCTCACGCAGCAGCTCCTCATTACCCTCATTGATAGCATTCATCAGGTTATCCAGTGAGATACGGCGTACAGCGCCATCCACTTCAATAAAAACGCAGTTACTGCGAAGCATAGACTGCACGGTCTGTGCAGTTGCCAGATTCTTTTTTGCCATAGTTAAGTTATGTTAGTGATGTAAAACTAGCTGAAACGAGTACCACCACATCATGGAAGGATCCATCCTGCTGATCCGTATAAGCTGTGGTGACCTGAATGGATGAGCTGCTGGAGGTAGCCTTCTGCTCCCATGTAACGCCATCCATGATAACGAACTCCCATGTCACACTGGAAGGAGTGAGTACAGTACCGGTGCTGGCACGTACTATACGTGCAGACACGGTGACCGGTAAGCCAGTATCCACCTCCTTATTGGTGGAGGAGATATACGGTACCACTATGATCTCATCCATGGTGTCAATAATTGACACGCCATAGCGGTACACGTAGTTGGCATCACCCTGGTTCAGATAGAACTCTGCTATGATGAGCTGAGCACCATCCACATCACTCTGCCCTACGGTGATGGATGAGTAGCCGGCCTTCTCGGTCCATTCGGTATTACCCTTATACCACTTCACATAGAACGGCACTGCGCCGGAACCGGCCAGCCACAGGTTAGCCACCAGAGTAGCTGTAGTATGAGAAGAGTCCAGCTGCAGTGTGCTGGCTGTCACGAAGCCATAGTATGATGATGCGCCACCCTTCTGGATGACGATATCCACAGACTTAGACATGTTATACTCCACGCCGGCTACGGTAGCCACACATGAGTACAGCAGCGTATCATTGGCCAGGTTAGTGGCGCTGGCCAGGTTAGCTATGATCTTGATGGCGCCGGTTGACGTGTTCAGCTGGAACTTACCGGTGCTGTCAGTGATCCAGTCTCCGGATGTGGCGCCATTGAAGGTCAGAGTCACACCGTTATATGCCCAGCTGTGATTAGACAGTGAGACCAGGAGGCCCCTGGTGGTGGAGGCATGAGGCGTCACCACCGGCTGATTAGCAGCCTGCGTCCAGTCCGGAGACACAGAAGCAGGTGAGGTCTGATCATCCACTGCCTGGAACAGCGGCTTACCATTACCTTCCAGTGTCAGGAAGATACTATCACCGTTACGCATACGCTTGACGGTGATTGATGCTTGTGCGGAATAATTTTCACTCATTTTGTATTGATTTTCTTTTTGACTTGAGCAATACTATACACTTTACCACCCAGATGAGAGACACGCTGAGCCAGAGTCTCACCTGGTATGGAGGCTGCCATCACCTCCCTCTCATTAAGCACTACGTCAGCACCTAATATCCGATGGTTACGCACGGATATCTCAGCTATCTCGGCGGCCCGGATGGAGCAAATAACATACTTCATATCAGTTAAAGATTAGATCATTACCATTCTCATCAGTCAGGATGTTGGCATCCTCATCAATAGCCACGCTGTAGCATGGCTTCTGCGTAGCTGTAGTGTAGATATCCAGCCAGTCATCAGTGGCCAGCTGCCCCACCCCGGTCTTGGATAGTTGGTACTCTGTGGTACCGCCCTCATTATGCGTCACGCCTGTGGCATAAGCGCTGTCTGTTTTCCAGACTATCTCAATGATGGATGCCGGACAGTCCACGATCTTACCCTCAGAGTTCACTATGGCCTCATCATAACGCTCAGTCTGGCCATACACGATAGGAGCATCATTTGACGGCTCACAGGTGAAGGACTGATATACACGGCTCACACTGAACTGCACACGTGCTATCTCTGAGCCGGAGACCTTGAAGATCAGCATGTAGTTATCCTTCTCTATCATCCTCAGATCCAGAACCACTGCAGATGTAGAGATAGATACCACCTCATCATCATCTGCCGTCAGCTCTGTCAAGCTGCTGGTGCTCACCACACGGTACAGCTGGACCGTGAAGCCACTGGTCTGACGTACACCACCCTTGTATACCTGGAAAGGTATGGTACGCTGATACTCATTACCATCCCTGGCTGCGGCCTCAGCACCTGAGGAGGCTGATATCAGGCCATGTGATACCTTATAATCATACAGATGCAGCTTATCCAGGAAGGGATTATACAGGATGCTCTTATCTGCAGACAGATCTGCAGACCATGAATCCACGCTCTTATCAATAGTAGACAGGATGATCTCATCTGTCACTATAGGCAGATTGACGCCCAGGCGGTCATCCGCCAGGACTGCCTCAAAGTGCAGAGAGATACGCTCAGACGGAGCTACGTTACGATAGATAATCAGGCTGCCACGTGTAGCACCCACCTGGTCTATCTCATACTTACCCTCCCAGCTGGAGATGGTGGATATATCCACACCATTGGCATACCACTTCATATTGGCCAGCGCATGGTTTGCATGCGGATCAGGCCAGGATCCGTCAGTGGCATTGGCTGTGATGATAGGTCTGATGACAGTAGGTGATACATAACGGTCCGGCTCATACTCAGCCGAAGCGCTGTCATACACCTGAGTCAGCGGACTGAAAGCACTGTCACATGCCACCGCTATAGACACGCTCAGCGGCGCATACTCTCTTCTTATTCGTTTTCTTAGTGTCTCCATATCATATTGTTATTACTGCCTGTGCTGCCTGTGATGATATATGTGCTGTGATGGTGAACAGCGTGCTCAGCACACTGGGCACCTCAGAGAGATCATTATCCAGAGCTGTGAAGCTGATGACGATCTGACCGGCAAACTCCTGAACCTTGGTCTTATTCTGCCAGGCTGCATCAGCTGCTGCATCACCGCTGTCACGTACTATCTGCCAGAGCGTCACCTGATCCGTCACATCCTCATACATACCCTTCCACACACGGCAGGTCACCGTCATAGTCTCTCCGTATGCCAGGAAGTTATCACCCTGTGTATCTATCTCCATCCGGAGCGGCAGATCCTCAAACTGCTTGATGGTACCGGACATGTAGATGTTATCCAGGTAGGCGCTATATCCGGACATCTGAAGGCCAAACACGCTCAGGTTACTCAGATCACCGAACTGAGCCTTAATCATGGAGGAGGTAAACTCCCAGTCATTGACTCCAGACAGATAACGCTCATAGGTACGTGAAGAGTAACGGCTGGTCTGACGGCTGGTATTGGTGAAGTTACCGTATCCCACAAAGTGCATCATGGCCATAGGATGGATCTGATGCTGCCATCTGGCTGAGATGCCACGCAGCACATAGCGGAAGCGCTTGCCACGTTCATCCAGGATCTCCGTCACCCGGAAGTAGCTGGTAGCAAAACCGGCGAACTCAAAATTACCGCGGCTGTCATCAGCTGAGGCTCCGGCATTCTCTGCTGCCGTCAGATGATGGTATATACCCATGCAGATATCATCCACAGCCACAGCTCCAGGCTCACCATCCTCCAGATGCAGTGTGATGGTACCGGTAGCCAGAGGATTACCCAGGATATCCGTATCTACCACTACGCTCTCAATGATACCGCCGCCGGGAGCATTCCACTTGTTACCTACCTCTACTGTCACACGGTTATAACGCAGCTCCGGCACTTCCAGGAAACTACGCAGCATCATACTCTCCAGCTCTGCATTACCGGAGCCATCTATATGACCGCCCTGGCCCTGCATGCCGCTCTGGAAGGTACCAAATTTGACACCATCCAGGAAGGTGATGAGGCCCTGAGCTGTATCCTCCATGTCACGGCGCAGACGCTTATTCACGTCAGACATGTAGGCCATCTCATTACCTCCGTAGGAAACATTATGACCTGCAGGCTGATTGAACTGATCTATGACAGCCTTATTCTCATGAACATGTGAAGATGGAAGTATGATGGAGTATATCCAGTCCTTAAACTCTCCCAGTGACAGCTTACGCCATGACTGATAGAAAGGAGTCTGTACCAGGAATAGCAGGCTGTCATCTAGCTCTGCCTCTGGGAAATCGGCTATTCTAGGCGGTAAAAAAAAAAGATCGCCTGACGGTGATTCTACCTCTATAGGTTCACCCACATTGGATACCCGGTCTACATTCAGCAGCGTACCATCCTCTGCCAGCACGAAGTTGAACGTACATCCGGATGACGCATCCTCATCTGATATATCCACAGAGGAGGCATCCAGCACAATCTTCTCCATACCTGCAGCCGTCAGCACCCAGTGGTTATCTGAAGAGAAGAAATCCCACATCCATGCCACAGACTGACGGCTTACCAGGCCGGTATGCTGACTGTAACGCCGGATCTGATCATCAGAGATATCCACTATGCGATCAGACTGCGTGCCCTGCTCACGCTCAAAGGAAGGAACCAGGTGCTGCGCACCGGTGAAGCAGAAGGTATCTATACCGCCCAGGGAATTGACGCTGCAGAAGCTGTGCTCATTACCACGGTACGGCTGATAGACGTAACGCTGTATGTATGACAGTCTGGTGCCGGAGTTATCCTCTACCCATACATCCACCAGGCCATACAGCTCATCAGTCTCATGGCTGCTCTGAGCAAAGATATGGTTCATGGCCACGTTATAGGTCATCAGCTTGCCGGCCTCATTGATGGTATACATCACGACATCCTCCGGATCTCCCACCTTAGGATAGAGACGCGCCTTCACCTTACCTGGAGTCTGATGGTAGTAGGTCAGGAACTCCGGAGAGTCATAGCCTACCGGCTTGGTCTGCGGCTGCCAGGTGAGCCAGTTTGCGGCGCAGAAGTTAGCAGCTGTCTCTGCCGGTTTACGCACGCCTCCGGTGATGACCACAAAGGATGATATCTGCACACCATCCACATAGTAGGTCACGGTCATCTTACCATGTGCCTGCTCAAAACTGTCTGAAGATGGAATGTCAGTATACAGACGCTCAGAGAGCACCTGCATCACATCCACCTCCACCCTGGAGTTAGCATCAGGAGTATAGGTCTCATCCATAAGGACATTCACCCCATCCGTCAGCTTAAGCGCTACCGGCTGTGATGTGTTCAGTATGAAGTGCTTGACGTTACGAAGCAGACTGAGACTATCCGGACTCTGTAATACTGTTGCCATGACTATCTATTTTCTGAGACCAAAAATACTAACACCCCCATCCATGTATTGAGACATCAAATTTCCGCGGAATCAAACCACTGCCAGTAAGAATGAACCTGCCTGGAAACCGTTTCATGATCAATCAAACGCTTTACGGTAAATTCCATCTCACGCTGTATCTTATATGCGACCTGCCCCAGAGATGTTGGAGACGGCAGATAGACTGGAGGAAGGTCACCATGATATTTATCATTAGATGTGTATTCAGTTCTTATCTCATAGTCACTGGCAGGATACATATTTTCAATATCATCCCAAATAGACCACAGTTCACTCAGGTTAGCCACCCACTTATACATGGTGGACGGCATGATGGTCTCGCTATCATCCACTCCATCCTCAAAGTCTTTCACCAAATAGAATACCGCATTCATACAGCGTATCTTACGTCCCACCTCATACTGCAGAGACATGGGTATCATACGCTGGCCATCCAGCTGCTTGAGACGATACAGGTCATACTGCAGGAGATCCTTGGTGGTCAGTATCAGGTTAGTGCTGACGGAGACGCGGTTATTACGCAGCATCTTATTGAAGAGATGCCAGTACTGCAGATACAGCTGCTGACCAAAAATCTCATACTTACCAGATCTGGCCACACCTGCGTTATCACTAGCCTGTGTGGTACCATACATATAGTTACCACCAGAAGCCAGACCTGCACGCTCCACTATGATGATATCCTGTGACGTATCCTCCTGCTGCTCGTTAATACCTGTGCGGCAGTTGACACGGTTGCCTATATACGGCATCAGCATGGTGTTCTGAAACACCATCGGCGGCATCAGATCTGCAGCATCTTGAGTCTCGCTCTGATCACTGTTATGACGATCATAGGTGAAGTAAGAAGAGCCAATACGTTCTATAACGTATGAAGGAGTATAGTTTCCATGAGCTACGTCACGCTTGATGATATAATAATCACCGGTACTCTTACGGCGTACCAGACCATCAGGCATCTGGCCATAGGTTCTGAACTGGGCCTCTGTCACATCAGAGCAGCTGCCGTATTTCTCTACCAGCTCCTCCAGCGTCTCTGCTGCAGGCTTGGCACCATCCAGTGATGTATCTGACTTCAGGATCACGCGGCTGGAAGGAGAATAGTTATACGTCATCTCATCCAGGCACTTGCCGGTGATATCCACATCCGGAGTACCGGATAGGATAGACTCCATCAGCACCACCTGAGCAGTGAGAGTAGATGAGTTTATATTCACCGCTACATTGAACTTCTTCTGCAGCCACTGCAGGAACTCACCTACCTTACATGATGGCAACAGGTCTGCTATATGCAGTATGCCAGAACAGATGGCATCAGAGCAGTTATGAACCAGCACCAGATCCTTCAGACGATTATCCGCAGCAAAACAGTTATATGTGACTGTGAACCCACACTTATTGATAATCTTCTTGACAGCAGCTGACAGAAGCAGGAACGGTGCTATGCCGTAACCCTCTGGTACTGCCACATACTCATCACCCTCACGTATCTGACGCGCCTCATAGAGAAGAGAAAATACCGGATGACCGCTCTCCATCTTCGGCTCATTGTTAATCTGATATCCCAGCTCATCATCCTTCTCCACTGCCACAGGGAATATCCTATATTGACTGTTTAGCGGTAGAACATAGATGGTATTAAAATATAACATCCATGCCGATACAGTTGAATAGGAAGAGTCTATCTCATCCGCCATCAGATCCTTGATCTGCTTATCCTTGAACTTGGAATATAGATCTGAGTTCTCCAGAGCTATGGAGCCGGTGATGCCACGGCTGGTAGCGCTATCCACTACCAGTGTGCCACGCTTCTGGAATATACCATTCTCCAGGCGTACCGGATAGGCGTTCATGTAACGGTCCTTACGGCCCAGGCGTACCGGCCATCCCAGCTTGGCATGATCTGCCGGAGTAGCCGGTATGGTAGCCGGTATGCTGATGGTACCATCTTGAGAGAAAAAGGCACTGTTCTGGATGATCTCAAAAGAGAAATCATCCGGAAGAGTCAGCTCACCATTATCAGTATATAGTTTCATCGGTTACTGGTTATGTTCTTTATTCTTGCATTCAGTTCCTGGACTGCATTCGCTTCACTGTTCACCACGTATGCCTTGATAGGCGTTTTCGTAAATTTGTCAATAGCAGAGATCAGAGCATCCAGATCAGCCTTCGGTACCATCACCTCTGTGCCGGCGGCATCAGTGGTGAAACCACCATCCGCGAATCCCGGCACACCGCTCATCGCAGTGCTGCCACGGCGCATGCTCTCCAGCTGACGGAAGAGCACCGGATTAGACCTCACCATGGAGGCCGGAGCTACCCACTCATTGGCATGGACCACACCTACCTCCTGTAAGTCACTGCTGGCACGGTCAGTGTAACCACCATGACTGTAGCCGTTCACTGTACGCTGTGCTACCGGTGACGGCGTAGATGTAGAGCTGGACTGTACGCTGGCAGAGCGTATGGCATTACGCTGAGCTATGAGAGTAGCCACCTCAGTAGCTGTCACCACTGCCATCAGAGCCGATGCCGCTATACCGGCTGGAGTGAATCCCAGCTGTGCATAGGTAGCCAGGATAGCCGATGCTCCGTTAGCCAGAGCCTGAGCTATCTGTATACCCATATTCACGTCAGCATAACGCTGCTGCACCTTCAGCTTCTTTGCCTCATAGTCCTTCTCTATCTGCTCACGGCGCTCGGCATTGTCACCTGCAGCCTGCAGTTCTGTCTGCATCTGAGCATCCAGTGATGCCAGCTTAGCCTCCTGTAAGTTATTAACAGCTGTTGATATCTGAGTGAGGTACTTCCTTGCTGTATCCAGGCTCTTCTTCCAGACGGCGATATCCATCTCACGCTGCTCAGCCTGGTAACGTGATATCACCTCAGCCTTGGCACGCTGGTAATCCTCCTCATCAATGAGCTTCTGAGCGTAAAGCGCTTCCAGATCCGCCAGCTCAGCCTGGAAAGCTACCTCCCTGGTAGCACCGGTAAGATCAGCGGCCAGCTGCTGCAGACGCTCATTCTCCTTGGCCTCTTCCTCGATCTGCTTCTTCAGAGCTTTAGCCTCCTCATCCAGACGCTTGGCTGTCTCTTTAGCTGCTACCTTATCAGCCTCCTCCTGCAGACGCATCTGCTCATTCAGCGTCATATCCAGGAGCTGTGACTGATAAGCTATGGTATCCTTCAGATAGCGCTTGGATATGGCTATCTTATCCTCAAGGCCCTGACGCTGCAGCTCGGTCTGCTTCTGTTCATACTGCTCAGCAGTAATCTCACCGTAAATATACCTCTGCTTCTCTATGTTAAGCAGCTCAGCGTTATGCCTCTCTGCAGCCTCTATCTCCTTCTTATACTCCTCATCACTCTTCTTGGCATGCTCATCCATCAGGCTCTTACGCAGGCTGCTGGCAGTAGTAGCTATTCGAGTGGTAGCGGCATAGTATCCGGATTCAGCATTCAGCATGGCATTATAACTCTGCACATACTTGCTCACCATCTCATCACTGGAGAGATTGTACTTCTGAACCATAGCAGCCACATCCTTGATGGACTGATCTGTGTCATCCTCCAGCTGCTTGATAGCGGCACGGCCTGCCTCTATCTCCTTCTTGTAAGCCTGGTAATTACCCAGAGCTTCATAGCCGGCCACCAGCTGCTTCTGTTTGTTCAGTTCCGTGTTATACTCTGATGCCAGGCGTATGATATCCTTGTTAGCATTGTACTGACGAACCATGAAGTCCAGATCCTCATCATTCATCTTCGTTCTGGTCTGCAGCTGCAGCTTGTAAGCATCATACTCCTGCTGAGCTATAGAGCGCTTCTCCTCAGCCAGCTCCTTCTCCAGACGTACAGCCTCCTCAGCAGCAGCCAGGCGCTGCTCATCACTCAGAGTCTGATCACGCATCAGCTGCTTGTTACGCTCTATCTCCACGTTATACTCAGCCTCCATCATGGAGAGTGAGTTCTGACGCTCAAAGAGTTCATCCAGCATCTCTGCTACCAGCTTACCGTTCTCATAGGCTGTGCGCATGTTGCGGATCAGCTCATTCCATCCGGTACCGTTGACAAAATCTATGATTACAGAATGATAGGCTTCCTTCACGCCGGCCATGGTAGCCTCCCATATATCACCAAACTGCTGCGTCTCTTTGACCAGATCCTTACCCAGCTTGATCAGACCGGCCACCACTGCGGTAGCCACAGCCAGCCACGCCTTGAGTGCAGGAGGCATCTTACTCAGGATGTCATGAGTCTCCTTAGTCTCTGCATTGACCTCCTTGATACGTGAGCGTACCTGCTTCAGTTCCTTGCTCTTCTGGATGAACTCCTCAGTACCAGGCTTCAGTCTCCTCAGCTCACGGTTAAGGCCCTGAGCTGCTTTCTGCAACTCGCTCAGAGTGGCACCGTTCAGGCGGTTCAGGATCTCACGGTAGTCCTTACTCTCCTTCTTGATGCCAGCCATGGACTTCTGGATCTGATCCAGTTCCTTCTGGTACTTCTTGGCGCTCTCAGCATCACCCAGCTGGGTAGCCTCCAGCATCTTCTTACGCAGCACATCCGCCCGGTTACCCAGAGCGGTCATGGTAGCCTCCGCCTGCTGCGCATTAAGAGTTACCACACTCTCAGTATAGACTGTATTACCTCCGGCCATATCTTATCATGTATTATACTATATAGTCAATTCTCTGGTGCTTACATTCTCAAATGCCTGCAGCGGTATATTAGCGGCATCATAGCCGTAACGCTCCGCCATCAGAAGGCCCAGTTTGTTCACCTGACCTATAAACACATCACTGTACCATGGTTTTTTTTGCCTGGCATCAGATGTGTCTCCCAGCTTGACACCACGGCCTACACCCATATCCGGGAAGATGCCGTACCACAGATAAAAGAACGTGATCTTATCTACGTTACCAGCAGCATCCACTGATACCGATGACTGCAGAGACTTCAGCAGCTCACCAGTATCAATCACATTGAGCTGATTCATGCGGCGGATCCAGCGCTCCAGTACTATCTCTGCCCAGCGCTCCGCCATCACACGCAGACCTTCACGCTGCTCCTCCGTCACTGCTGCCATCTGGAGTATATGTTAGTGATACATAATCTCTGAATGTCAGTACCACCTCATAACCACGGCAGGTAGGACCGCCATAGCGCTGCATGTAGGAGATCCTGTTATAATCCCAGGAGCGCAGTACTTCCATTTTATCCTTGGTATCCAGGGATGAAATAGGATCACACTGGATAAACCTGGCCAGAATCTTCTTTGCCAGTTCCCATGCCTGTTCAAACGCAGCCACCTCATCCTCATCACGCCCCAGTTGAACCATCACCCATAGAGACTGAGTACAGCTATCAATAGGACCTCCACCGATCATATCTACCTGGCCGCCGGCACGTGCTTCCAGTATGACACATGGGAAGGTGGTGCCACGCAGAGACTTGAGGATGGCCATGATACGGTCATAGCCATTACCCTCCAGTATATGTCCTTGGCCCTGCAGCTCTTTGATAGGCTGCAGTATGCTAGTTAGATCGCTTACTTTTAGCATAGACGTTATTTAAAGCATATAATACCGCATGAGTATCTGACTTCAGGATATCATCATTCTCCTGCGGACGGTTGTTATTCATTGTAGAGAGCAGATCCAGCAGCAGCTCTGCCTGTGTCTTATCAGTCACACCTCCCTCAGATGTCAGTACATCAGGATACTTCTCCAGGAGGAACTTCTGAACACCGTTCCACCATATCACCACACCCTTCTTCTGCCACGGCAGCAGGCGGCGCACACGGCCACCGGTGAGACTCTTCACTGCCTCCTTCAGCCACTTCTCATTGGAGTTCTCCGCTGAGTAGCGCATCATATAGGAAGCAGCCTGGTAATAACCATTGAACGGCACACCATACAGCTTACGATCCACACCATCTATAGGTGACGGAGGCAGGCCGATGGTATCCAGGATATACTCCATATCCTTGGCGCCGGCATGCACTACATTATATCCTACCACATAGTCCTTACCCTTGTAGGTGAATGGGAACTTATCCCTGATCGCCTTAGGATCATACCGGTTAGGGTTGGCCGGCACGATATGTGCCAGACGGCACCATAGCAGGAACAGCATCTCTGCCCTGCCGTTAGGATGTGACAGTACCTCGCAGGCGTCCTTAAAGTCCTTGTATGACATGGTATCCCATGAGGTAGGATACACCAGATCCAGACGCTCTGCCTTACGGCCCATCCAGAGCTTCTTGAAAAAATTGATAATCTTGCGCATAGTTTTATTTAGAACATTGAAAATATAGGCGTATCAGCATGTGTCAGACCGGGAACAGAGGCAGCCTTCGATGCCATGAAGGTGGGGAACTTGGCAGCATTGGCCTTCATCACAGCCACCGCTTTGGTGATCTGCTGCATGAAGGTCTCCTTATCACCCAGCACCTTGGCGGCCAGAGCGGTACGTACCATACGCAGCACTGCCAGCTCTACCTCATCCATCTGCTCTGCATCACGTACCTTCTCCAGCAGCTCATCAGCATACTCCGTAGAGATATATGATGCAGCATCCGTCATCAGAGTCATAGAGAGCGTGCCTATCAGCTGCAGGTAATCACTCCAGGTCTTAGGATAGACGTTAGCTGTGATGTTGTTATACACAGCCACCTCCAGGAACTGCACATAAGTGAGGAACAGTCCTGATGTCAGACGCTTGTACTGCTCTGTTCCTCCCCACGCCAGGGTAGCCTGAGCAGGATCCGTGAGCCAGGTGATCAGCTTATCACGTGACTCATCCAGCCTGGCCTGCAGACTGGCCTTAAGGTTAGCCACACGCTCCTTGCTGGCCGGTGCCATCTGCTGATCATTGACGACAGCGAAACCGGAATCCGTCAGTACCAGATCCATCTCATTTATGGAACGCAGGAAAGCATCCACACATACTATTCTCTGGCACTTCTTCTTCAGATCCGGACTGGATGGATGCTCTGTATCTATGGCAGTCATCAGAGCGTTACCCAGGATATCATTCTCCAGAGCTTCCTGAGACACCAGCAGTGCATCATCAAACACATCCGGAGCATCCTTCATCACTATTGAAGGCAGGAAAGCCTTCATGTCAGTAACAGTTGCAATCATATCTCTGTATTGGTTGATTCTTCCTTACCGGACTTATTCTGGTCCAGAGTTGTAAAAACATATTCAGGCAGCTGGATGAAGATATCCTTATCCCAGCCGTTATACTTCTTGATGATGGATAGGATCCTCATGCAGCGGTCTATCAGAGGCTTCATCATAGCCTGCTTCATCAGGTACAGCTCACGTGCCTCAGTACCACCTACCAGCTTGTTATTCTTACCTGGAGTGGCGCCGATCAGACCGGCATGCACGCCCATGGCGTAGCAGATGATATTGGCAGTAGACTCAGTGTCATCAATGTACTCACCACCCTTCAGATCATTCTGCACAGGAACTATCTCAATGTACTTATGCTCTGTGGTACCGGATGCAGTAGGTACCAGCTCCTT